GATACATGGGTGATGTAAAAACTAAAACTTTCATCGATGACAATGCGTCTTCCGCTACATACGTTGCGGCTGCAGCTCAACCCACTTCTACGTTTACGCTCGCTGCTACTTCTTTTGGTACAAACACTGGAAGAAAAATAACAGCAACGACTTCAGGATCAGGTGACGGTGGTAAAACTGTTACTATTGTTGGAACAGATGTAAATGGTGATGCTTTAACTGAGGTAATTACTTTACCTGGTTCAGCGACTACAACTGCTGGAACTACAGCATTTTTTCTTACAATCACATCTGCAACTGTAAGTGCACAGCCAGCAGCTAACGTATCTTTAGGTATGACAGCTGATGTAGCAGGTGGAGTTTTTGCTGGAAGAACAAGGGTTAGACAAGCTAACGTAGGTTCAGGTGGAGCAATCGGAAATGTTGATTTTAGAAATTCAGG